TCGGCACGCCCAGCTTGTCGGCAACATAGTCAGCAACCGCATCCGCTTTCACGGTGCTTTGCGCCACTGGACCCAGGCTTGTGCTAATCTGCGCCCATTGCATCGCGTCTTGGATGTCATCCAAGTGCTGTGCCTTGGCTAACGGGCTAACCGGAACGACACGCACCTCTAGCCCGTTCACCCGCAACGGTAATGCAATCAATCCCGCCTCGTTCATAATGTACATAGACCGGCGGACTAACGGCACCATGGTTTCCGTTATCAATCTGCCGAATGCTGACCCCAAGTTCGTTGCAAGCTCACGCATCCGTTCTACGATTTCCGTAGCGCTGCGAGCGCTCATGTTGTCAGGCGGCAACGAGTCATCAAGCAACGTGCGCTTAATGTTCATGCGTAAATCTTGCAAGACGATCTGTGTCAGTTGCAGATCACCGGCACGTTGCAACGGTTGCAAGGATGATCCTCGCGCACCGCCGTTTGACGCCACAGGGATAACGGCACCCGGCACGATACGAATCGTCTGCGGGTTGAGGACACCATCGTCTACGGCTGTGTAAACGCCGCTAATGTTTAGGCTGGCGTTTTTAAGCAACAACTCCACAGCTTTGTTCAACGTCAATATGTCGCCAAGCGCGGAAACAACCGGGCCTCTGCCCATGACTTCACCGGCAACCTTACTAAACCGGCTCACAATCCACGGTGATGTCGTTAGTTCACGATATACCAACATAGACGATTCGTTGTCGCTGGATTTATAGCAAACATAATAGCCATACCCGCCCTCTTGAACATTGAGGATTGTCGACTCTTGCAAGCTCACCATTTCTTGCGGTGCGTCCACGATCTTTCTTTCGAGAACAGCGGGCAATTTTGCATCAGGCCAGATCACTTTGATGTTTTCCGCTGCAACACGCATCTTACGATACACGTTCTCAACAGTGCCTTGCGGGCCTTCCTCAAGCGCTACGAGGTATTGCGGGATCGACTGAAACCGTATCGGTTGCAAATCATCGCCGGGCTGCACCAACATGACCCCAGTGCCAACACTCAGGTCTAAAAGAAACTCGCCCATGGCAAGATCGAAATTGGTTTGCCGCAGTAGGCTAAAAAACTTCTTTGAGATAATCTGCAAGCCCTCGCGGACTTCTGGCTGGCTTTCTGGCGGAATGTCAGTGCCAGGAAACAACTCCATCCAACTTTTATCAGGCGGGAAAAGGCCGGACTGTAAGCGGTTGGCGAATCGTTGCACGCCATGAACGGCAGTGGAATCGAAAACCTGTAGGTTCTTTACCCGGCCTGATTGACCGTCTTCCCAATAGCCATCGTAAAGATTACGTTGCGGCAAAGCATACTGGTAACACTGCTCGTAGAGATTGCGCCAATTCTCTTTGCGCGACCAAGCAGCGTTATACCGCTTGGTCAACATGCCCGCCGACATTTTCATCAGACGTTTATTCCGGCCCTTGACCGATTATAGGTTGGGCCAAGCGTTTGTTGCGCGGGCACACCCATAAACGGATTGTCACGGTTTGCCAGAAGTAACCTGTTTCCGCCTGTCCGCCTTGCGCGTTTCCTTGATGCCAACTCTCGCTGGCTTTCGCGCTCCCGTGCCTCTAGCCGTTCCTCTTGCTCCCTCTGCGCTCTGAGCATTTCGGGATCGGGACCGGGAGGAGGTGGCGGAGGTTTCGGTGCTGAGAATATGCCGCCCATCTTTTAACCTCGCAAATAAGTGAAAGTCTGCACCATCCGGCCCAAACTGCCGTGCGGTGCCTTCTTGCTCAAAGTACAAGGACTTTGCCCACTTGATAGCCCGTTCATTTTGCGAATGTATCCAGATTTGTATGCGAACCAGAGATAACTCTGACATATAAATGTCTAGCACCATCTTCGTGCATCGGTGAAAAGTCCGCGCAGATGATGCCAGATTGACATCAGTGATCATCCAAAGCTCTGCAACCCCTGCCCACAACGGCACGCACCCAAACATGCACACAGGTCTGCCATTAGTGATGCCCATGTGAGCGTGCCCGATCTCTGCATACCCGGCTAACACGCCATGGAAATTTGGGATATTGTCAAAATACGTTCGATCTGTGCCGCGTGGCTCCAGCATCGGCAACAGAGCCGGTTCAAAATCTATGATCTTGTGCGGCGGCTTGATCTTAACGTGTTCGTTTAAACGCTCTATGTCTTCAAGCAAAGACATTAAAATCACTACTTGCAACAGGCAGCTTGGCCCACGTTGCCGGGCGTCTGGTCATGCGCTTATGCTCACCACCACCCAGCACCAGATAGCCATACGCGTCACCAATATGGCTGTGTTCGTTTTTATTCGGCACATCGCGGAAGCGTTCCTGACCGCTGCCCATACTGACGCGGCTAAAGTGATACCCGCCAGCCAACGCCTTACGGGTCCGGTTGCATTTTTTGTCCACAAGCAATCCGGGTTTCTTGTCAATAAACCTGATCATGGGTGCCGCCATGGCTTCGCGCCGTGTCTTCCAATCGTTCGTTGCGGCGGGCCGCGCTAACATGCCAATTGTCTTCAAGAAATCGAACGCGGTTACTTCATAAATTTGGTCACGTTGCTGACCAGCCGGATCGCCCCATATCATCACTTCCGCTTTTGGGAACATCATTTCCAACTCAGCTTTGAGGCTATTGCAAAACCTTTCCAGGCCCATATCGAACGTCACCAGTTCGTGCAGTATGCGCCATTGCCCGGATGAATGGCGCTGCCCAAAACACGCGGCGGGCGTTAGTCCAAAGTCCAAACCTATCTGCACCGGCAGACTTGGATCGTACTGCAACCCGTCTACAGTCATCAGGTCATCGTCGTATTCCGGCGTGATGCTCTTGCCTTCTTGGACGTATGTGTATTCGCCTTTCGCGTAACACCGAATCCAATCAAGGTTCTTGCCGCCGACAAGCTGTTCATAGTAGCCATCAGGTAGATTATGGATGTTCTCCGCTACCGGATTGGTCATCCACCACTTGCCCGCGCTCTGCACAAACCCGTTGAACTCTGGTTGATCAGGCAAGTCCTCGCTTGACGTTTCCAACACACCTGACGGTTGCCGGAAAAACTGCCACGCAAATTTCCCCCCCGGCGCTTCCTTGCCTTCCGCCAGCCTATACCAGTAGTGATCTGAATCCATGGGGTTGGTATCGGCCCATATACCGCGCCATGTTGCCCCGCCATCTGCTTGTGTCGGGTATCTGCCGACACGGTGCGACAAGCCATCGATGATTGCCTTGGGTAACTCTCGGCACTCGTTGATCCAAGCGCCGGTTAGTTCGAGGCTAAGTAACTTCCGTACATCCTTGGGCTGGTCAAGAGCCAGAAATATGACTTCGCAATCCACGCCATGCGCGTCACCACGGGACGGTAACTTGATGTGATGCGTGATGGGTGGCGACCAGTGCGCGTTGCCCCAAATATTCTCTGGAAAAATTTCCATCCACGTTTTCAGTGTCGTTGTCTTCAGCATGGGGTAGCTGTTTCGGACTACGGCGAATCGCGTGTAACGGATGCCATCACGCGGGCTAGGCTTTTGCCTGACGGCCCGCAGCATAATCTCCGCAGCACAAGCGTAACTCTTGCCGCTGCCCACTGGACCCATGATCCCACGCACGAAACTGTCATCGCGTAGAAACTTCCAGACAGTCGGTGCCGTCGAGAAATCTAAGTTCAGATTTGCAGCTTCAAAATTACTCATTTTTTAATTCATAGGGATGAGGGGCAACCCAATGACCTAATCTTTAGATAAAAACCCCTCATCCCCGTTATCGCGGCTCATTCCGCGACTTTTTCCTGTTGTTCTTGAACTTGCGTAACCTCTGGCCCAACCATTGTGATGCCGACAACGCTAGGCGTGTTCACATCCGCTTTGTGTTGTTCCAAAAGTCCCGCGCTCTTTGCCAGCACGCGCAAGACGCTAATCTTGTCGTGCATCTCCAACTCCAGCGATGGCTCACCATTCTCTGACTTGGACACGCGAATCTTCTTGATGGCACTGGCTACGTTGTCCGGTATGTCGGCACTGGCCTTCACCTTCACGTTGCCCTCAGAATCCCAACTCAACACATCCGTAATGTTGGCCCGCGCTATATCGATCAACGCTTGCGCGACACCTTCCTTGTTGTGCGCGATAACTTGGGACCGGCCTTTCAACCGGTCTTCAAGTTTCCGCACACCACCGAATCGACCTGTTGGGCTTGGGCTACCAGACACTACTTCACCACCTTTGTTGCCAGAACGGCATGGGCTGCGTGATGCCCAATGTCTTTGTTGATGCGCCAGCCATCCGCGACATACGCATCAATCTCATGCCATCCAATATACCGCGCTGTCAATTCTTGCCAATCCCTTTTGGCTTCGTGACAGTCATCAGAACGGCGCTTTGTTTTTGTCATAAGGCTTGGCAACCATCAGGACGCATTCGAGTTCCCCGTTATCGTTCATCTTTGGCAACGGCACAGAATCCAGAACAATGTTGAACCCCTCGCCTGACTTCCACGGGAACATTGCGCCTATCTTGTGGCCGCGCTCCTTACCTTCACGGTCTTTCTTCATCGTCTTCACTTCAAAATATTCAGCCATTAAATCGCTCCTTCAGTTTTTCTAGGTACAAGATTGCGTCCATTAGTTCCTCTTGCGCGTCCTCAATCCATTCGAGGACAGGCTTGTCAGCATCGGCCATGGACACACCGAATCGCTGCATTCCTTCGTCGCTGCGCCGGATAAACTTTGCCAGCACGCGGTTGACTACAGGGTCTTGAGTTTCACGCACTGCGGATGCTCTGCATCTGCCGCTGGGTAATAGCGTGGTCTATTGCCACCAGCATCAATGTCCGCCGCTGGCATCGCCACGCTATGGCATCGCGCATTTCCGCCCAGGCCGGAAACCACTCACAGGAATCCAAGAGGCTGTTCAAACCTTCCTCGACGGCATCTGCCGGGTACTCCCGCAATTTGTCTACATAACCGGCCAGCATCAAATCCATGTGCGCGGCATCCAGATTGCGATGCTTCATCATCATCTGCATCTGCGCCAATAGCTGCACCAGCCGCCCCTCATCAGCGGGCTTAGTGGTCTGCAAGACGTAATCTCTGGCACGTTGTAAATCTGCCACAGTCATGTCAGCGGGAAGTTGGATGCCAACCAGATCAAACTCATTGGACAACCTTTCTTCGATCCTGAAACCGCTGTGCCGCTCCAATGATGTCACCGCGTCCCGGTCTAGGCTCAACGCGCTCTGCCGTGACTCCCTTGACTCGATTATCTGGTTCATCTTGCCACCTCTCTTGGTTCAACCATGTCGCTGGGTGGCATGTGAAATCAGGGTCCGGGTTGTATCGGGCCAACCCAGCCATGATGATTCCGTGATCCACCTTTTTGATTGCTTTCTTGTACGCCTTGCGTGCTTCGCCCTTGGCAACACGCCGGGGATATTGCTTCCAAAATTCTTCAAACTTATCGGGGGGCTTATATAAAGATACGTTAGTATCTTTATCTATAGGTATGGGTATGGGTGTGGAGGCATCCGTTTCGCATTCCTCCACAGATGCGTCTGCATTCTTGGTTTTCTTTGTTTTCCGTGACTTAGTGTAGTCCCTCTTGTGCGCGTTGGCTGAGTTTATCTTGGATCGGTTGACAACATACGACCTCTCTTTAAGTAATCTTTTCTGCGTCCAGCAACCGTCTTCAAGCGTCCAGAACTCCAGCACCGCATCCTTGATATTCTTCCATTGTCGCGGTCCCAGCCCAGCAAATCTTGCCAGCAATTTATCGTCATCAGGCAGATCGCAATCAGGTCTGCGCCATGCCACCATCAGCAAAAGCAAATACGCGCCATGCTCCTGTGTAGACAGATGCCTTGTGTCTGCAAGATACGCATCAGTCCACAGCGGCATACTTGGGTAACTAGCCATGAGTAAACTCCATCAAATCAATTTGCTCCGGTTGCTGGTGCCATCTAATCTGCGGTTGCACGCTATCCCATCTTGCAGCCATTCCCCGGATCGTGTTCTGTTTCCGATTATTATTCCTTGCAATGTCAGCACTATCGACTGACCCAAACGGGTACAGATGACCGACGCCCTGCATCCGCAAACCATGCAAAAACGGCAACCGGCCTCGCTTACTGACCTCGTTAAAAACGTGCGTCATACGTCTATGCCAGCTATCTGTTCCGACATCAGGCCACTCACCGGCGGAGCCAATGCAGACGCGAGGCCACGCCTCAATCAAACGAAACAACCGGCCCATACTTTCGTCTATGTGCCACACAGGTGATCCCCGATGACCATAGGGCCATTGCTCGACTAACAAATCCTGGGTCTGTTCATCCGCATCGATTACGTCAGGAATAATTGCCCATGTCGTTGGGCAATCCAGATAAACGTCCACCCACTCATAAAAGGCACTCCAATCCGCTGTTTTACCGCTTTTCCATACCGAAAACGCACCGTTGTCGAGCAAGCAACTCTGCCCGATCTGATGGCTAATCATCGCCGCGGTTGGGTAGGCATGACTGACAAGCAAATGTTTCCCCGCTAACTCTGTGAGCCGGTGATGGGGATGAATATCAGCGCAGTGATAGTGGATCATTAGGCCTCGCAGACCGTTTTCACGCCTGAGTGCCAGCCTGTTGAGATCACCCTCGCTCCCAGAAGTCTTGCAAGGTTCTCTGTCAATGTTTCTTGAAACGCTTCAGGTTGATCCTTAGTGAATCGCAAAATGTCTTCAACAGGGATTGTCCTGTCAGAGATAACCTCGACCTCATAGACATCTTTTTTCTTATCAACTGGACAGACGGCTTCGATTGTAAATGTGTACGTTACGCGCATCTCTGCCTCACGATCTGCCAGACAATGAGCGCAGCAATCATCTTGCTGACCGTCATGGCAATCACACCACTCCAACTAAGGTGGTTGATGACGGCCAAGAAAACCGCTGAATCAACAGGCGTTGCAATCGCGCTTGACCACAAAATCCGCTCATGCAGCGGCTTCTTGGTAAAGCTGTAAACGGCCCAATCAGCAAACTCTGAAATCAAAAAGGCGGCTAGGCTTGCCACCGCAACAAACGGCGAGGCCATCACATAAGACAACGCGGCGGCAACCAGCATTGCAATGATCACACGATGACCGATTTCGCGCTGGACGTAGTCGCGGGCCACAAAAATTAGGCCAACAATCAAACTCATTGGGGGCCACATTTCGCCGCCGGGCAGTTCTAGCAGCGGGACTACTGTGAAGCCCCAATTTACTAGGACAATGAGCGCAATGTAACCAACCGTATATTTGACATTAGCCATGTTTCCACCTTCCTACTTCATCACCTATCGCGTCCCAGCCCGTGCGTCTGGTGCGGCTGAACATTTCCAGATACGGCCCTGGGTATAGCGCTTCGATGCGTTCATACACTTCGTCAGGCTTACGGCTATGCTCACGCCTGGGTGACATCACTACCTGATGCACACCACCACTCACACGCTTGGGCTTGCCTTTGGTTGCAATCAGGCAAAGCTCGACATTCTGCCGCGTGTGATAGCCTAGCCCCATGAACAAAGAACCGGATCGACTATTCGTCTTAACCCAGCAGAACCCAACCGTCTTAAACGTGAATCCCCAAGCATCAATAAGCTGCAAGCCTTGACCAAGCATCGAATTGAGAACCCACAGAAATAAAACACTGTCATCAGCGGCAACACGGCTAACAGACATACGATGAAGATCATCCTGTTCCATGACGTTGTAATGGTTCTTCGCACTGCGACCTTCCCCCTTTGCACTCCGCGCCTTCCAACTCCACGGCGGGTCCGCAAGTATCACGCTGTAACTCACCGGCTGGCTCCGTATTCCCATTCGCTGCGCTTCACACACACCGGGCAAATATCCCAGCCGCCAGGAATAAAATCCTCGAACACCTTCTCTTGCCTGACGCCAAACTCGTTCATAAACCCCTGCACAACACGGGTTTGCCACCGCTCATCGCGCCAGATCATGCCTGTACCTCGGCATTCAAAGCAGTCAATGGTGTAACCATGATCATCACGCCGTTCTGTACGGCTTCGCGGTCCCACTTCATGTGCAGATCGTGGACTAGGTGATCGTTCGTGATCGCGTTGATATGCTGAAGTGTGTCCAACAGGCATTTGGCTAGGTTATCCAAGTCACGCACGCGCTTGTCGGGCGGTGCTGCCAAGATTTCGCACCGGACAGGCATGTCGAAAGGTGGCTCAAGCGTCCTGTGCAACGCTGCACATTCGTCCAGATACGCCCGGTACTGCTTCGTGCGGTAAACACCACGCGATGTGTAGCGCCACAGGCGATTGACGGACGGCGGATAGCGGAGCAAGTAAACGCGCTCATTCATATTTGCCCCGTTGCGCGAATAAGCCGCTTGAACTGGTTCAGACGGTCCTCATTCGATTCCTCGCGGACCTTCAACCCGTTCACGCACAGATCGATAATCAAGTTACCCATCGATCTGCGTTCCAAAGCGGCCTGGGCCTTCAATGCTGCGCGTAAATCGTCGGGTAAACGCACCGTTGTCTGGTGAAAGCTAGTCATTACACTCCTCCGCTGTGGCTCGTATCACTTCAGCTATGTCAAGCTCCCCACGATCAGGTTGCTTTCGCGCATATCCAGCGCTGATGAGCTTGTCCATGCGTGCTGTAAGGCCTGCAAAGTGGACGAGAAGGGCTATTGCAACGGGTAAACGCTGGCTTTCTGGAAGCGCTTCGATTGCGCGGGTTGCGGCGGTTAGCATGGGAAACCTCGAAATATTTTTGTGAGATCCCCTATACATGACCGGCAGGGCCGGGGGGGCAAAAGGTGGGTCAAGCCATTGTAATTGCTGATCTTTTTTATCATCTGTCACATTTCCATTCGACCATTTAGCCTTGGGACGCCTGTTTAAACGCTGCCATTGTCGGTGGCGCTGACCGTCGCTTGTCGCGGCACTCTGATAGTGCTTCTATCGCTGCGGCCTTGCTGCCTTCAATGTCCAGGCATTGGGTGGCATCATGAATAGCGCGTTCATTTACTATGCGGACCTCGCCTGTCGTGGCACTCACTTGATGGACGAACCAATGCGCTAAAGCATTAGCCTCAACTAGTCCCAACTGGTCCCCTTCAATCCCATGCTTACCCGTGCCGTTGTCCGCCGTTGTTTCCGCTGCTGGCAGGTCATCTTCTATAATAGGGGCCGGATCATTCTTGTTGAGATCGTCAATCAAATCGTCTTGCGTCAACCGGGCGTCATATATTATCCGCCAAACCGCGCCCATAACGTGACGCCATTTCGGGTGATCTCTATAGACTGACACTCTCTCTATATAGCCAAGGCGCTTCGCCTTTATCAGCATACGCGCAACCGCGCCACGATCAGTCCCGGCGATATCTGCTATCGTCTGTTGGTTTGGATATGCGAATCCCTGATTGTTTGCATACGCACACAACATAGCGAATTGCCGCAATTCACCCGGCGTGAATCCTTTCCCCTTCCCACGTTGGGCGCGACTATCCCATATCACCCGCGTTGGAATGCGAGTGTATAGCGATGGTGGTCCGCCTTGTGCGGCCCCTATCACGGGTTCATTTGCATCATCTGCCATCGTATCGGACTCAACCGAATCATTTAGCCTATTGACAGTGTGATATCACATGTGCCACAACATGCACATAAGATCATTTTACGATCTAAATGCACACTTAATAGGAGTCAGTTAATGAATTTACCAACGCCCGGCCAACAGATGTTTGGCGATAAACTGGCCGTCGAATCCGTTGACGCCCAACGCATCACCCTTTCCCGCAATGCTACGGGCAAGCCCGTCATCGTCACCTTGGCGATGATCCAAAAGGCCCACGACCATATTGCTTCAAACGCAATATGCGGTTGCGGTTGCGGAAACCCTGGCATTAAGCGCCGGACCATTTCCTACACATCCGCACAAGAGGCCGTTGTGATCGAATGCCTAGGCGATTTGGTCAAAACCGAATCAAACCACTATGTACGCAACACAGCATAGGAGTCTTTTTAATCGGGCTTAACGCCCCGCGAGGTCCGGGTTAGCGCGGACCTTTTCGCGTAGTAAATGCACACTTAATAGGAGTCAGTATAATGGACTGCACAACACGAAGCCTTGATCGTCTACGCGCTTTCAACCGCACCAAGCGGCCCGAACCATGGCAACCACAAGCCCGGCGCGCCTTGCAAGGTGCTGACCGCGATCTATGCCTTGCGGCATACATCGTCACCACACTGCTATTCTGCGGGTTGACCGTCGCACCTTTTGTGATGGGCGGTTTCATCTTTGACGCATTGAGCCATGCCATCATGTGGCTCACGGCATCCGCGTTTATGCTTTTCTTCATGTTCATGCTTTGCGTCGGGTGCGACTAATGGGCGTGCCAAAAATTAACGTCGAAGATTGTTTGCCAGAAATCCGCGAACAATTGCTGGCCGCTGCCGGTGTCACAGAACCCCGCAAGCCACGCACTAATACATTCCCCATTGATCGCGTCCGCAATGAATCAATCAAGGTGCTGGCCGTCATGGCGACTCTGACACCCGGACAACGCGAACGCGTCTTAAAACATGCTTTGAAGATGAATGAGGTCTGACATGGCTTACACATACAACACCCGCGATGAATGGTTGACCGCTGCCGTCAACATGCTGAATACCGACGTATTCGAACCCGCCGGTATTGAGCGTTTAAACGCTTCCTGGCGCATCGCTTGTTCGTGGCCGGGCGGGGGCAGCGCTCGCAAACGCATTGGCGAATGCTGGCCATCCGGCTCATCCGATGATGCAACCCGCGAAATGTTTATAAGCCCGGCGGAGGACGATCCGCTCGAAGTGCTAGGCATCGTCGCACACGAAATGATCCACGCCATTGACGATTGCGAGCATGGGCATCGCGGGCCGTTCCGCACCATGGCACTCGCCATCGGTCTTCAAGGCAAAATGACCGCAACAACAAGCGGGCCGGAACTGACGGCCAAGCTTGAAAAGATATCGGCAGCGCTAGGGCCGTACCCGCACGCCAAGATCAACCTACAGGACCGCAAAAAACAAACCACGCGCATGATCAAAATGACATGCCACGATTGCGGGTTTATCGCTCGCGCATCGCGTGCCGCTATTGAGAAGGCGGGATATCCCACATGCGGGTGTGGCGGGTTTATGTACGGCAACGTTTAAACGCAACACCATTGCGCCATAGCGCCGGATGCCGGGGGATTTCCGCCCGGCATTTCGGCTGAATGCACAACGAACTCTGGAGTCAGACAATGAAACATATCGACACGCGGGCATGTATCCGCACCAAGTACCTAGGCCCAACCAACTATCGCGGCGGGCGCGTAAGCGTAACAGACTCGAGCGTTATGGGTGAACCGCCCAGGCGATTAATTACGCAGTGGGATTACGCATTAAACGTTGACGCGAATCACGCGGCAGCAGCGCAAGCATGGTTGGACAAGCACATGGCAGACTTCGCGGAAACGTATAATCAGCGGGCCGTCGTGAGCGGGCCGGGACTGTGCTTTGACGGGTGCTTTTATTGGTCATGGGCGTGGGAAAACTTGGATACCGCTGCCGCGTGACGGTTGACGATCAGGCCCGGAGTCACATCCGGGCTTTTTCGCCAGCCGTTATCCGGTTGGGTGAAGATGTAGAAATGAAGCAAAGGAGTCAGTGATGATAAGCGCAAAGTTCGTTGATTATGTTTATTCGTTCTATGGGCGCGGCGGCATTTACGATATGGGCGCTGTAAAGCGCGATATTCAACAAGCGACACAAGACTATTTGAATAAACCAAATTGTAATTTTGCCGCGCCAGAAGGCGATAGTTTAGACCGCGAAAATGTGCGTGATATTTTGATCGATGATTATGGGTATAAATTTCCAGATTAAAACAAATGGCGGGCCAGGGAATGCACGCCCCGGTCCGCCGCTTGTTTTTATCATGCTAATTGGAGTCAGCAATGATGGCTCTGTTTAGCGAAACGGAAGCAATGAAGCAAGGGAGTTGAAATGGATTACAAACAAGCGATCAGCATTATTGATGGCGTCATTGAAAACGCATGGCTGAACCTACATGAAGGGCATGAGCCGGAAGAAGCTAGGGAGTTGGAAGCGGCGCGAAAACTAACCGCTATTGTCCCCAGCGGCATGGAAATTCCGACCGAAATTCTGAAAACAACCATCTATGATCTTCTCACATATAACGAAAACAAAACGGACATGATTTACGACATTTGCGGGTTGGCGACTTATGACCGGGAAATGCTTAATGAATGTCTAAAAGAAACGGATCGTTTCACTGAGGATGAGCGAGAAGATATTGCGGACTTCATCCGATCTAAAGACGCAATAATCTTTTGGTGCAACCTATTACCGGAAGCAACGAAGCAAGGGGGGGAGTGATGGCTAAACGCAGAAGAACCCGCAGCAATGGACCGCCTGAGAAGGCATTCGGTCTTGCGCGTGTCAGCACGGAAGAACAGGGCATTGATGGCCTGGGCATTCGAGCGCAGAACGCAACCATCCGCGCCAAGGCGGACGAACTTGGGCTGGAACTGATCGAAATATTTAAGGAAGTCGAATCAGGAACCAAGCCAGAAAGGCCGCAGCTTATCGCGGCCTTGGATGGAGCAGCGAAGTGTGATCCGCCCGGCGTTGTAATTGTCAGCGCTCTGACACGCCTGACGCGGAACTTTGATGTGATGTCATACATCATGCGGAGAACTGAACGCGACGGCACTAAGCTAGTCGCGTGTGACATCCCCGAAATGTCGGACCCTAACCAGACACAATTCATCTGGCGGATCATGGCAGCGGTTGCGGAGCTAGAAGTGAAGCGCATTCAAGCGCACACCAAAGACCGTTTAAACGTTGCCAAGACTGACCTTCAAGAGAAAGGGTATTATGACACCCGGCCTAAGAAGGATAAGCCCTCACGGCGCATTACACGATTGGGCAATCCCAACGTGGAGAAGGCGTCACCGCTAGGCGGTGAAGCAATGAAGCGGAACACCCGCGCCTTTGCATTGCGGACCTACCCGATAATCCAGAAGCTACAGAAAAAAGGCATCACGGGATTGCGTGCGTTGGCCCGCGAACTAAATAACCGCCACGGTCTTCATGGTGAAGGCCGGGCAGTGCTGACCTATCAAGCACAACGGCAGCGGCAGAAGCTAGAAGACATCCGCGAGGAAGATTTGCCGCAATGGAGCGCAGAACAGGTCAAGCGGATTATCGCACAGGCGAAAAAGAAAAAGTAATCCACAACCAAAGTGGTGTTTTTACCGATGCCATGTGGTGGTTTTACCACTTTTTAGGAGGTCCAAAATGTTTCACTTTCCGACAATCGCAGCATCCAGTAAGCCACGCGCCCGTCAGTTTTCTGACGCGATGAGGCAAGGCGCAATTTTACAATTCACGTTGTTTGTCGATTCGTTCCAAAAACGAATTGCCGCCGCTGAAAAATACCCGACGTTGAATTTTTTTCGCACCAGTTTGGCGCGAAGGGGATTGCTTTATTCGATCATGGCCGCGCACTGGCAAGGCAAAAAGTTGGCCCTTTCTGCGGAGTGCGAAGCGAAAGGCATGGATTATAGCAATGCAATGAAGACGATCAGAGAGGCCAAAAAGGCTGGTTTCATTGATAAGAATTTTAAACCCAGCGCAACGCTGGAAGCGGAATTTCGGGAGGGTGTTTTTGAAGCGCTTAAAGAACCGAAACTGCACCACCTGTCACGGAGTTTGATCGGCTCAAACATGATGGGCGTCCTGGCCGACGAGATCGAAATGGCCGACATAGAAGATGGTAAAAAACCATAATCCAACATGGGAATTTACCATTTGGCGCACGCAAAACGAACGCAGTAAGGTCACAAATGACATGAGCTATAAAAATCTCAAACGGACAAAAGACGGCAAAATCTATCTGCGGCCTACAGCCGCTCAGACCCGACAAGGCAAGAAACTAATCCGGCTCTGGGCAGAAGAAGGCACAGAAACTTTCCGAAAGGAATATGACGAAGCCGTTGTTCTGATGAACGCGGGCATCAAGAAGCAAAGCGCTCATACACTGAACTGGTTGGTTATGATTTATCTACGATCTCCAGAGTTTCAACGGTTAGGCGACAGCACCAAGAAAGTGCGCGAAAGATTACTGGCGCACGCTACGCTCTTGCATGGCACGAAGCCGTTTAAACAAATCCGCGTGAAGGACATGCGTGTGCTGCGCGACTCGATGGCGCACAAGCCAGAGGCAGCGAACGCACGCATCAAGGCCATGCGTCAGGTCTACAAGTGGGCGATAGCGTGTGACCTGTCGGAGATCAACCCGGCAGCGAACGTGCCATACCTAAAGCCTAACAACCCGGACGGGTTTTACACATGGACCGAATCGGACATCCAGCAATTCGAGGCCCGGCATGTCATGGGCAGCAAAGCACGGTTAGCACAAGGGTTGCTTATCTATACAGGCGTGCGCCGATCTGACGTTGTACGCCTAGGTCCGCCAATGGAGTCGAATGGCATCTTAGAATTTACGGAATCGAAGAACCGCGCTAATGCACCGAAGGAGCGCATGATTCCAATTCTGCCACCGCTAAAGAAAATTATTGCCGCAACCAAGACCGGCCCGTTTGTCTACCTGACTACACACACAGGCCAAGCGTACACCGCAAACGGATTCGGCAACTGGTTCAAACGCCGCTGCAAGGAAGCGGGCTTGCCGCAATGCTCCGCGCATGGGCTACGCAAAGCGGGTGCGGTACGCGCTGCCATGGCGGGCGCAACTACGCGGCAGCTTATGGCAATGTTTGGCTGGGAGTCAGCAAAGCAAGCGGAACGCTACACGATGAAGGCAGAGCGTGACCGCTTGGCTATGGAAAATATGCACTTGTTAATCAAATGAGAAGGTTTTACGAACATTATCTGTCCTGGGGGGACAACCCAAGACGCTGAAGTCTTATAAAACAACGCCTTGAGAGGGCAGTGGTGCCCAGGGGCGTACTCGCTTAGTGGTTCAAAAACAATAACTTAACCATACGCGGGACAAAAACAAGACAGAAGCGTCTTCAACATAGGAGTGAAGACGTTGAAAAAATATCTTACCTACGCCGCTGAATTTATCACGGTTCTACTGATGTTTGGCTCTATGTACGTTATCTCCCTTTGGGGGCTGGCGCTATGAAACATAGCATCACCGGTCAAGAGTCTGGCGCATCTGACGCGCCCATCATCACACCCATCAACGGCGAGTATCTAACGCCGTTTAAACTCACACCCAACGACATGCTCGCCCGGCACAGAGCCGCACGGGATGGCGAAGACACGAACAGCGCCACGCCTATAATGAAGCGCGGAAACTATTTTGAGAGTGGAGCGCGGCAGTGGTTCCAAGATGAATTTGGCGTTGAGTTAGACCACCCGAAAACTGGATACCGCAACGAACATTGCAATTTGGTTGCCTCACTCGACGGGTTTTTCAAGGACGATTGGGAATATGAAAACCTACCGATACCTAAAGGATCGGTATGGGAACTGAAGCTGCCGCGCTTCCCCGGTGATCCTACGGATAGCCTGGAGCGTGTCATTCAAGTGCAAGCTCAACTGGATTGCGCGGATGCTGACATTGGTGTGATTGCGGAACTGGCGCAGAGCGATTGCAAGTGGCGAATCGCAATCGTCCATCGACACGAACCAACTATCATGGCGAGTCGTGAAGCGGTCAATGTCTTCTGGCAACACATGGAAGACGGCACGAATTACCCGCCTGTTACGCAGAGCGAGTATTCCACCATGATCCCCGGCAACCGTAAACCGGGCATCCATGACCTGACTGATGGACCGTCTGAACTGATTATGAATGACGCCCGCCAAGACATGATCGACGCAGCGGAAACAATGGTTGCGTGCAACCGCACACTCGCGGCAACGAAGTCGATGGAAGAGTCATGCAAGATGCGGTTGAAGGCTGCAATGGGTGGCGTGGAAAAGGTGCTACTACCCGGCGGCATAAAAGTCTTCCATTCAACCGTCGAGTACAAGGCGAGGCCGGAACGCACCACCGTCAAGAAAGCGGAACCCGCACGCACAGGCAGACGGTTTCAGCTTATTGAACCGGAAGGAGAAGGCGCATGAACGACCTTTTCGGAACGGAAACTTTCAAACTAGTCCGCCGCGAAAGCCCGCCAACGTCATTTGAAGCAGCGGACAGTATCGACAGCACGAAGCTGGAGAAGATGGTGTTCGACACGATCCGCTCATTCGGGGCCACCGGTTGCATCAGCGATGAAGTGCAAAGCCGGTTGCCTGATCTGGCCTATAGCAGCGTGACGGCACGGTTCAAAGCGCTGATCGACAAGGGGCTGGTAAACGTTCACGGCAAACGGAAGGGGCGCAGTGGTCGAAACCAGCGCGTCATGGTGGCGCGGTGAACTATCGCACAACAATCAAGCGGGAGCTACGCAACGCGGGCCGGGTGCTAACCCGGCCTGAGTTGTTCCCCGATAGCCTTGTTGAACTATCCCACAAGTGCGTCGAATCGGCAGAGCGGCAAAACATTTATCTGACTGCCGCGCCGTTTAAACGCACCTGTGCAGCATACGAGGTATCAGACAACATCATTCCATTCCATAAGGTGACGACATGAACCAATCAGAACAGCTTGATAAGTTTGGCGCGGCGTTCGTAGCTGCCCAAGCGAACATGACAAACCCACACAAGGACGCTAGTAATACGTTCCATCACTCAAAGTACGCTTCACTTGAGGAATGCAACAAGCAAGCGCACCAAGCGCTGAACGCGCATGACATTGGCATCATTCAAGGCGTGCATGATAACAAACTACGGACCACGCTGATCCACAAATCTGGTCAGTGGATTTGTGACGAGGGTGTGCCGTTGGACGGCATCGAAAACGCCAAGAACAAAATGCAAGCAGCGGGCAGCGCAATCACATACGCCAGAAGATACGGAGTGTGTGCTATGGTTGGGCTAGCGCAAACGGACGATGACGGAAACGCACTCAATGAAACACCTTTGCGCCCAAAGCGTCCCAAGGCTAAACCATCTGGTAAGGATTTGGACGCTGCCTTTCCCGCAAACGGTGGTCAGAAGGCCGACACTGATGCGCCTGGGGCGAAGGGTCCAGAAAAAGCAGATGCTTCTCTTGGGGCATCTGAGGGCAATACAGGCGATGTTCTTATTATGATCTCACCAGATGGCAAGAATACTAAAGAATTTGGTTCCAGCTATGATTTTGTTGAGGCGTTTATGAGCCAGCTAGAACGGATGAAAGCTGATGTGAAGCTAAGTCCAGAGGATAGGATGTCTGCCATGCACGGCTTCGCAGAACACAATGAGCCGACCATGGACCTGTTGCCAGAAGCCGCAGCACAAAACTTGCATGACGAAATCATACGTTTAAACGATGAACTGGGAGCAATCAAATGAGTGTACCAATGGGCATCACGCCAAAGCAAATGTCGCTCCGCATGGCAATCGACGAGTTCATACAGGCGCATGGCTACTCGCCCAGCGTTGCAGAGTTGGCTTCGATACAAGGCACATGCAAATCGAACATTGTGCGGATGATGAATGACTTAGTGGATCGCGGCCACATCACACGCGAACACGGTAAGCCGCGCAGCGTCATGGTTGTACCTGTTGAAACGAGAGGGCATGAGTTATGAAAAAAACTTTGACCGAAAAACAGGAAGCCTTTTGCCGAGCCTACATCAGAACTCAAGACGCTGATCAGGCATACCGCAGGGCTTACAATGTGTCGGCTAAAACCAAAGCGAAAAGTGTTCGTTATTTTGCTGAGTCGAAATTGGACAACCCTAAGATTGTGGCAAGGTTAGCGGAGCTAGCGAAGGAACAAAGCCCGCTCATACTGACGGCGGATGACAAGCCCCTTGAGGATGCGGCCACCAGCCCGTCGCCACTTTGGGAACTCATCTGCCGCCCCTTCAAGATCATTGCGCGAAAGTTTCATTTTTAAACTGGACCGGGCGAAGGCTCCTGATCCGATATTGTAGGCGAGTGAGCAACAGGCGCTAAACTGGTTCTCGTTTAAACGCGTTTTGACAACGCGTCTAATTGCGTTCTCAACGTGGCGCACTTCTCGCTTGAGGAGATACTCACCTTGCTCCTTCGTAATGCTAGGGTGATGAAGGGTGACAGGATTGCCCTCATCATCCCAGCAACTACCCCATCCGATTGTTGGCCTTGCCGCAGCACAGAGGTATGGCTCTGATCGCCATCCCTCGAACTTCTTGATGATGTCCAGACCGGCTTGATTGCAGTGACCGTCCCACGAATGCGCTTCGATTAGCGCGTCATGGAAGCTCATGTGTGGCCGCGCCGATTAAAGGAGCGGCTCCCAAAATAAAATGATAGCACGGTTGAAAACGCGACTTGCATGGGTTCATTCCAGATAGCTTGGTAAAGCTCCAAGGTGATCATGTCGAAAGCCAGAAGATAGGTCAGGATAAAAAACTCAAGAAACAACAAATACCCAATGCTTGGCCTCACGCTGGCAGCATAAGTCACAACCCAAGTTGATGCGTTTTTCATTATTGCTTTATCATGTTTCAGCAACGCCTCGCTCTCGCGGATGTCGGCCTCAACGTGCATGTGTTGAAGTTTGATTTCACCAAGGGCTTTCTGTTGCTCGACTTGCTTATCCATCAACCGCAATTCGTGCGCCTTGTCTTGCTTATCTTGAAAGTAGTCCATGATTTTTGGGAGAAAACTTGTCCCGAATCCCAAGACGCTACCAAGCAATGATAACATTTTAAATCTCCTTTCCCGGCTTGCTAAAATGCACGGTGGTACACAGCGCTGCCCAGTGTTTAAACGCGCCTAGTTTTTGATGGTGGTTATAGTATTCCTCTGTGACATCCTGCGGTGGACACGCACTGACCGGCATTGAGGTAACGTCATGGGTGCCCTCGTTTGTGATGATAAAGACAACCAAAACTAAAAGTTTCATGCGTCTGGCCTTGGGTGCTTTGAGTTGTGGATGTGCATCAGGTGATCAGTCATCTGGCGCAACACTTTTAATTCAGCTTGCACGGTAGCCATTTCGCGGTTCTGGTCGCGCAGCGCTGATACACTATTGATCTCTTTAAGAACGTCGATCTGGCTGGTAAACACAGCACGTTGACTTTCCGCGTCATCGAGTCTGGCATCGAAATCTGATTTAAATTTGTCAAAGTTTTTGTGAAAAATTTCGAGGTCTTCCATGACCCTTGCTAAGTTGCTTTTCACAACCGCGTACCCGCCCGCGACAGTAGCGAGCAACAGCACCCCTTGAATGGCATGTGACGCTGTTAGTTCCATGTCACCTCACTGCCGGGCCATGGGTTGCGGCCCACCAAAGAAACCAAGCAATACCACCGGCAACGACTGCAACTGCCAAGCCTTTAGCGACTTCAATCAAGATTGCTTTGCGGCGTTCTGCGCGTTCTTCTGCATCTAACTTTTCTTGCTTGGCGCGTTCCTTTTTTTCAGCGATGCGCTTCTCGCGTTCAGCTAATATTTGGTCCCAGGTGCTTTTCTCTCCTGGCTTAGACGGCCATTTAGAATTTATTTCTGTCTTTAGATCGTCGAGTTGGGTCTGAAGTTGCTTACTCTCGATTACACTAGCGGCGGCTGCGCTGATACTTTCATCGCCGCCATCATCCTTGGCGCGTTTCTGCAAGATGCTCTTATTCTTCTGCCCTATAGAACTGCCGGGTTTATGGCTTTTGTTCTTCTCATGCTCATCTTGAGCGTGAAAGACGCCATCAAGACCGTGGACGATTTCCTGCACTCCACGGGCGGATTTAACTAAGGTGCGAACGCTTGCTACTGCCGCAGCAATGGTCAGGGGATCAATAGCACACCCACCCTCATGGCTTGGTCGGCCACGGGTCCGACACGCCGTCCTTGCCATTGATAAAGTCATACCACGCCGTTTGGAATACAACAGCATCAGCCGTGTTCGCCGGGAGGTTCCGAAGGCTGGACCTATAACTGGTCATCGCGTCCGACATGGTGACATCTGACAATGCGAAATAATCCGTTGCCGCTAAACGATTATTGCGTTCCTGTCTGATAGATGCCCAGGCGCGGTCAGTTACACCAGCTTCCCATGCCTCGTCACGAGCAACGAAGGCCGCAATTTCTTCGTCAGTAAGCTCAATAATTTCTGCTGTTTGTGTGGCGCAATTAACAACAACTCTATTTTTATAATTTACCGCCATTGTTACCTCCCTAAATGCTGTATCCAATTAAACGGTATTTGACTTTATCGAAAGTTCCCGAAGACGGAATGAGTTTCATTGCGTCAATATCGTTCCCAGAACTGAGGTTAGCCTTAAATCCGACAACACCAATGGCTGGTGCCCACCCGGCTGGCTCCCACGCGACGATGGCATGACCATAGGGAATGTGGGTGCCGCCTTTGTTACGGTCAAAAGTAATGGTGGCCATCATGCTACCCGTACCGTTGTTAGACATCGGATCGTTATTGCCGCTAGTATAAGCCGCAGCAGCTCCAACTAATGAAATTTCGACATTACCGGAGCCTGGACCGCCAGTTTGTGCGCTTTGATTGCCATTCGTTTTGGCATACATTTGCGTGAAATAATTGTCGTACTGAGCGGTCAAGTAGCTGCTGCCATTATCTGCGCTAAAACGTAGCTCTATTGCTGCGGCACTACCAAGGTCTAAACACCATATATCCAGAACATGAATATCATGGGTCATGTCTGTAAATTCAACGTCGGAGGCGCTTGTTGCCGTGCCGGATTTTATGACCGAATAAGCTCCACTTGATGGTGCCTTTATGACCCCGCCAGCCCGGCCAACATTGTCTGAAATAATCCCGGTCATCGCGTTTGATCCAAGTAAGAAACGACAACATCGACGTTTGCAGAACTAGCCGTTGCAATGCACAAATGGTCCTCATCGACCAAGACAATGCGATCATTAAAGACAAAGGTTTCGTTTGCACCGATTGCCTGATCTGACAACAGTTCATAATCCGTACCGCCGCCGCCGTCATCGATGTACATATTAAAGGTTTCCGCAGCACCCGCCGTTTCGCAGACAACTACAGAGGTGATTACATAGGTGTGGCCGTTGACTCCGTTTAACACCACGCTTTCTGAGTTGGTAACGCCCGCTGTCAGCGAAACGCCGAATACTTCCGATGCCATTTTTTTACTCCTCTAAAATCCAAACACGACTGCTTTACCAGTGGTTGACACAGACGGGTTCATACCGCCTCCAATGACCACATCGCCGGTCCCGTTTGGCGTGATGGCAATGTTTCGGTTGCTGGTACTAACAATGGAGTTAGTCTGAACGTCGAGGTCGCCGCCCAACTGTGGTGAGGTGTCATCTACCAAGTCCGACATATCGCCGGTGCCCGCCGGACCTTGCGCTCCTGTCGCACCAGTGACGATCCCCAGGGCAAGGGCACCTGTAGATGGCGTAAAACTTGCAGTAGGAGTGCCGCCAGTTGCCACCGCTGAAACGGTAACGCTGCTTACCCTGCCGGTTGTGGTTTCCAACGCTGTACCATTGGAATCAAACGCAATCAGCTTGCTCGCGTTGTTACTGACTGTCGCATCATATGGGAAAACCAGCGGTCCAGATGTGCCGGTGCCTGATGTCGTTCGCTTGGTGGTCGATGCTAATTGAATATTTCGGGACAATTCCGTTTCGATCTGTTGGTCATTGATCGTGAGCCGATCCAGCGCGTCATTGATCGATGCCGCTGTAAAGTCGCCGCCCGTCGAATAGTCAGTCGTTCTGGCGATGGCTTGATCTGATTCGATTGTCACCAGAGTATCGGAAGCCGGTGCATTGCCGCTGGTGAACGTAACGCTGCCGGTGCCGTCAGCGCTGTACGATGTGGTGTAGTGTGTCGTAACCGTCTTCAAAGTGTCATCAACGGAAACTTTGATGTCAGTCGCCGCTAACACTTTGAAGGAAAAGCTGTACGGCCCCAAGCTACCCGTCGAGGTGTACTGCACTTTTCTGTGAACTGCTTCTACTGTAATTGCCATGGCTCAATCCTATATCACAACTTTAGCGTTGTTACACCTTCATCAAAAAATTATTTGCCCACTGTGCTTTCCCAGGCTTTGCGTGCTTTCTCTGCCTTGTCGAGCATTTCATTACCCATAATAGCGTATCGGTGCATCATGATAAGAACGTTATCTATGTTGACCCGTTTCTCTGTCTTATCCATGGTCGGGTGTTTGTAAATCTCCCCAATCGTGGCGCTCATTTCAGCCATATTCTCACGGACTTCACGAATATCATCTTCGATGGTTGCGAACACCTTTGCTTTGCCGCCTTCTGCATTCATAAGCTCTTTAATTCTGTCTAAATCTCCTTCACGCTCACGCTTCTTATAACTGTTCACCCACTCCATCGCCTCATCACTGCGACGGTAGAAGTCGATAGCTTGCTGGTTGTTACGATCTGGGTGACGAATGACAAACCCTTTGACAAATGGGATGTCGGCAAGTGTTTTTGCGGGCAAGTTTTGCTCTGGCAGTACGCCCAGCGCCTTACCAGTTGGTTCAACAATTAGCTCAATAAATTTCCGGCCTAAACCACCCGTCCATTGCCCGATATAGTTCTCCACCTCAATGGGACTCATGTTCTCCAACACAGGAATACCGGCACCACCAAACAGGTCACTAATCTTTTTCGCTGTTTCAGATGTGTAAAGCGTGTACCTATCTTGCGCCCGTGGTGCTGTTCGTGGGTCTGACAGACTGCCCGGCTCTAAAGGACGGTTTCTGAAGAAAGACCAATTTGTTGCTTGCTCCAGACCCGGCTGCGCGAACGTTGGCATAATACTACTCGCCAACGAGGAAGGGTCTAAGCCTACCGCTTTGACAAGGTCATGCGGTAAGTCCTCAATCTTACGGTTGCCCGCCCACGCGTCCAGTAACCGCTCTGGAACACTGCCATACAACACGCCAAGCTCGAACGGTTTGGGGATGCGGGTATGTTCACCATCTTCGTTGATGACAACCCAAAACAAATTCTTCTGCCATTCCGGCACAGCGCGATATAGCTCTCTGCGCTCCTCTGTGGAATTGTTGTGCATCCACAAAAGGATTGATGGCGTTGTGATGAACATCGCGGCACGCGAGTTTGTCCGCACAGGATTGTTGACCATAGCCCGTACCATGCGGTCATAACCCTGCACCCTTGCGTTCAAGAATGCCGCTAACATATTCATGCCTTTTGTTGCTGCGCCACGGCGGGCAAAGTCCAGAGTAATCTCGCGTGATTGGAACGCGGCTTCTTGCATAGCCTCTTTGGTCTGTGGCCCGTCTTTCATAGCGCGTTTAAACTCGCCTATACGGGTAGCGTTTTCTGCAAACTCTGTCGCGGCGCGTAAAATCTCCAGTGGCGATCTAACGACATTCTTAACTGTCGTGTACATATCCGCACTGTCCATCAGCTTTTGTAAATTCTCGCGCAGATATTGGCGGTCCATGGATACTAACGTTGCCTGTGCGCCACCACCGTTAAGCCAATCTTTGTAATGCTTGTCTTTCTTTGCCAGCGAAACAAACCCACTAGCGAAATCAGTGAGAAACGGTTTAAACCCGTTAGCGCTGTAGACCGCTGCCGTCACATTATCGCGCATGGCATTTCGGACAAAAAATTCTGGATCAAGAACAGCGCCAGCCCGCAGCGTTTTAGCCGGGACAGAGAATATCTTGGTCAACAGACTAACGGAGTCTTTGTCCATATCCTTCAACGCAACTGCAACATCCTCGTCAACCTCAAGCGTTACACGCTTGCCGTTCGCCATATACGATACTTGATTTGAACGCTCTGGCGCAGACATCACGCGAAATATACTTACCTCATCGGGTAAAAACTTGCCCCCCGCTTCTCCAGAATATTGTCTTAGCACATCCAACAAATCACTTTCGGGATCAGCCTTCTTAATGGCGGTTTCTAATTCTTCACCTTTGATCTTTATGGGCTTTGATTTAATCGGCAATACCTTGACAAGCTCCGCGCCTCGCGGGCTGGACTTGGCTAGATCGTGCAGGGATTTTATAACTTGGTTGCGCTCTGCTATTTGAATAAACGCATAAGTGTTTTTGATAATGCTTTCTAGTGGATCAATAATCTGCCGTTCTGACCCTTTTATTTCTCTAAATGGCACATAAACTTTCTTTGCAAGCCCGCCGGGACTATCTTGATCCATCAAACGGAAAAACGGCACATAGTCCTCGTTAGCCGCTTTAATAGCCTTAACCATCGTTTTGCTAACAACGCCTGAGTCTTGTAAATATTTAAGAATATTGTTCTGATACTCAACAACACCCCGGAAAATCGGCTCAAACCTCTCGCCGGTTTCCCTGACAACCTTTTCCAGCGCGGCCCGATCTGCTTCAAACCCGGTCTTGATAGGCTTAGGCCGATTCATTAACTCCAACGCACGCTTGGCAACGGCATAATTACTGAACTCTCGCAGCCCTTGCCCGTCACCAGCGAGCGGCTCCATAATCTTTTTTAGACCTGGGCCGACAACTTCGCCTGTGAGGAAATTGCGAGCCTCATGTTCAAGGAACAAGTTCGCTTTGTTCATTGCGGAAACTTGCAACCGGGTTTGCTCGTAAGGACGCATGTTGATAGGTAATTCACGCCCAGCGGTAAGCTCATCTTGCAACTTTTTGATAGGATTAAAACGGTCTACAAACAACCGATACAACTCTGAGAATACCGGCGTGCCCTTACGCGCTTCACCGTCCCTAGAAACGCGGGCACCAATAACGCTATGTGCATCCATCAGGGATTGTTCGTCTGCATTCCGCACCATTGCGGGCGCTTCTGTGCCTCGCAAGCGAGTGGATAGAGTATCTCTAAAGGCTTTTAATGATTCCTTGCCGGACTCAAAAGCAATGCCAGCAACCTTCAACAGTCTGTCGGCTGCGGCAGAAAGTGGGATGCCCCCAAGTGCAGTAACCGTCCGCGCTTTCAGATCGTCATACCCGCCATTTTCTGGGTCAGTCGCCCACTCATCTATTACGTTCACGATCTTATCGGCTGTGTCACCACCGTAACCGGATGGCAACGCATCGATAAGTTTAAGCATTCCTTTTGCAAGCTGTTCGTCACCGACTACGAAGTCACCAACTGCACCACCTATTACGGTTTGAATAAACACGTTGGTAGCGCCCAACCTTTTAACTAACTTCATTGCAGGGACCGCGCCCCACATAGTTTGCGTTATGCCAGATGTAACTTTGCCGGTTGTCGTTGTCGGCAATTCATACTCTGTGCCTATGTCGCCAACAGTGGCGTCCATAAAATCGGTAAGGTTTTCTACAGGTTGTTCATTGATTTCCATGCTGGGCAACGGCACTAAGCGCCCGGCGGCATCAATGGCCCGTTCCGTGCCTTCCGCCAGCCCACGCAACAATTCCATACCGGTGCCGGGTTCTTCCGGCTCCGCTGTAGTTTGCGACTCCGCTGTGGGTTGCGGTGCATCGGCGGCTTCAGCCGGTTGTGGCGACTCTGACTCCGGTTCATCCATCGGCGGATTGTCACGAATAAACCGCTTGATGTGTTCCTCTGTCGCACCGCCCGCTTGAAGCTGTTGAACCTCCATGCTTATGTGCGGCGGAATGTCGAACGCGCCTTCCTCTTGTGTGCGTATTTCACTCATGGCCCATATACCGCTTCATAAAATTCTTTTGCCTGTTGTTCTGAAACTTTCCTATCCAGAACATTTGGCCCACTGAGGTATTTAGCCAACTTCTTATATTTGCCCCGGTAGAGTTTTATATTTATTTCAAACTCTCTAAACGGCACATTGTTGGGAGCCACAGGTGGAGAACCCTCTAGTTTTTCACCAATTTTTTTCAATCTTTCCTGTAACCCTATGGTCTGGCCTTTGTAATAAGAAATAAACGCTCTTTGTCTTTCACTACCGTTTTTAAACAGCGGGTCTTCAAGCAATTTATCCATATTCCCAAGTTCAATTTCGCTCTGGACAAGCCTTTCAAGATCAGCCACGGCATCCGCATATAGCATATCCGCCGCCTGATTTTTATCGCCATACTCTCTCAACCCAACAGCGGCTTTAACTTGCCGTAACAATACTTGTTTTAAATCCTTCAACGCTTTTCCATCTGCGGTTTGATCTTCTTTGGCTAAATTCCTAAGAATTGTAAGGTTTACTCCGTTATTGCCCGCCACAGGCAAAATTGTAATTTTTAAACGCGCTATTTTTTCTGCCGTCAGGCGGTTTGGATTATTCGATGGCAAGTAAATTCTGTCCGTAAATTCTCTAAACTCCGATATTTGCATTGCGGTTGGGCCGGTTGATCCGGCGTCTGTCTTCTTGGCGTTTTCCATTTGGTTGATACGCGATAACAACGAGTCTTTGCCATAATCGCCTTTCGGTAAGAGCGTGCTGGCAAGAATACGTTTCTTTAAATCTTCATAATTTGGGTCTTTACCCCACACCTCATTCTGAAACTTATTGTAGAGTCCTATCTGCGCTGCCTTATTAGCATCATCATCATCGCCTAACTGCTTTTTCATAGCTGTACCGGCGCTAAACAAATCCCCCAAAGATTTGCGTTTTTGCTCTGGCGTCAGCGAGTCAAAGATTTCCTGTCTGCTTCGATCCGCCAGATTGCCCTTCTTTAGCCGCTTGATCATCTCCATCACATCGGCTTGCGGGTCTGTCCCTGTCGCGTCATCAGACAAACGAACGATTGCGTTGATTTTGTTATCGATGACCGCCTTGTCATACCGATCTAAAATCTTATCACGCTGGATAGCGCCAACGCCTTGCGTTTCTAACGAGGCGTCCAAGTTAGCGCGATCTCCAAGTATGGAAGTGTCAAGCGACACCTTTGCCGTCTTTGCGTTGTACCCAGTGATTCTAGACGGCAACACGTTTTCCAAATAGTCATCAGCCGCAACAAGCGCACCATCGACCATCTGTTTTTGCATACGGTTGGCATAGCTGCGGCTGAACTCGACATACTTGCTATTTGCCATGATGCCTAGCTTGTTTGTCAGCTTTGCCGCACTGGCTGCATCGACCATGCCCAGCGACTTGGTGTATTCCGTAACAGCGGCTTGCATCTGCACTTGGACTTCTTGCGGCGTAATCGTTGCGTCTGCGTCCGCTGCGACAAATATGTCAGTCATCGCTTTCTGCGCTGCCGTCGCATAACGCGATTCCACTACAGCCATCGAACCGGCATATGCCGCTTGATCGAACACGCGCCCGGAACTGACATCGCCCGGCACTTCTACGGGCTGGCCTAGTTGTTTTGCTGACTCCACTTGCTCTAATGTCGGCGCGTTTTCAATCCCATACACTTCACCCGCCGTCTTTGCTCTTTGCTCTGCGACTCCAAACGCCTGTTGACTAAACGCGTTTAAACGTTGCGCCAGACTGTTGTAACTGCGGGCTTCCATTTCCAGCGCTGGGTTGCTCAATGGCACAGTAACGCCGCCACCAGACGCCGGAGTTACACCGCTGGTAAGAAATGATGCGCGAGGGAGTGCGGGCCTAGCCATTTAAACCCCTAACATGCCTGGGCCGACACGCTGCCCGTAATACAATGGTGACATTGATGGCGAAATCCCAGCCGCGCCGGTTACAGCTTGATTCATAGGCACGGCAGAAGTCGGGAACGCCCCGCTACCGCCAAATGCGCCCGCGCCGGTAGTCGGCACTGTACCAGCCGTACTTGGGATTGATGTTGCATAGGACATATACGAACCCGCTGCTAACGTGAGCATCGCCCCCATGATGCCGCTTGTTCGTGCGTGCCCTGCAGCCCTTCGTAGATTAGCCGCTTGGTACAGTTGCATGTTGGCTTGAGCTTCTCCGGTCAAGCGTGTAATCAATTCATTGCCCGCTGCCATGGCGAAATTTGTTCCGCCCACATCCAGCCCCCGCCGTTTCAGCCCGTCTACATTGCCTGTAAAAATATTCATATTCCCCGCAGCGCCTACCGCGTTCAATGTAGCCGAATTGTTCAAAATCAACTCAAGCTGATCGACTGAGGTTTTCTTATGCTTCAGCGATTCCTGTTTGCCCTTAAAGCGCGTAAATTCAGCTTGGACTTCCAAGCCTTGCGCCTGACTTTTAAAGTTCGCAGCCTGGGCTTGCCCAGCGCGAAACTGCATGAACGCTGATGCAGCCGATAATGCGAGTCCAATACCACTCATCAGTCTGTCGCCACACTGACGCGGTAGTCGAGATTTAACAGCGTCAGAAACATGGGTTGCGATTGCGTCACTTCGATTTGCCCTTTCAAATCATATCCAAGGAATGGCCCGATAGACTTGGTGCCCGTGAACTTATCAATGCCTTGATCCAAGAATGACGCGCCAAGCTGCCGAAACGGAATGTCTGATCCGTTGACCGTGCAGTTTTGCGTGTTGTCCAAAATGAGGTTGGCCTTAACGATACGCTTTTTATTGCCGGTAATCGGCCCGCTGGGCAGACGCGTTTCCACTGGCATCGTGCGGATTAACGGCGTTGTCTTCGTAGCATCACCAGCCAGCGTGTCAGTGAAGCTTGGGTACTCTAACCCAATCTCCATATACGTTGTCGCAACCCGGTCCACTACTGCTTGGTTCGACGCAACTGTTACGTCAGACAAGATATTGTCATCAGCAATGACCTTGACTGTGTAGTCTTCAAGGAAGTTCAGTGACCCCACAGTGGTGGAGGCCGGTAGATTGCCCGCTGTTGCCGTGTATTGGATAGAGCAATCCGTAGTGTGATCAGCGCTGAATGACTCCAAATAGTACACTTGCGTATTGGTAAAATCCGTTGCCGTCAGGCGTGTTGTATCGGAAGACGTAACCGTCAGGTTCTCTCTGCCGATTGCCGCACGGGTCACTGTAACCGTCGCCGTTGACGCACTCGCCGAAAAGGACGCATGGCCGTTAATCGCAGCGGCTAAATTAGTAGCGGTCTGGTTATTGCTCGTCGTACTTTGCCATTGGCTGGTGCCCGCTGATCCGGCGCTGGTAAATGTCACCGACGTACCGGAAGAAGTCTTCAAGATAATAGTAGAACCAACAGCAATGTTGGCGTAATCGGAAACCACGATGGTGCAAGTGCTTTCGTTTGCTAGGGTGCGGTTGACTATGGAATAGATGACCGGCGCATCCGCATCCTCAACTTGGCAATCCTTGAACAATCCATCCGTTGTGAACAGACTTGGCGCTACGACATTCTGCGAACGCAAAATTGAAAACACGGCAATAGACCCATCACCGCTATTGGTGACGAACATCAAATCGCCTTCATCAACATTCGTGCCACGCCGCATAGTCATACGGGTGGGAGTCTGCAAAAGGTGGCTGGACAACAAACTAATGTCATTGGACACATAGCTGCCCTCGACATCGCTAAACAAAAACTCACGAATAGCTTTGCCGCCGCGCTGTAAGTACAGCGTGCCGCCTTCTGTACTGACCGGTTGAGTGCCGCCTTTCGATCCCCGCGTTGTCATGGGCTTGAAGATGAACGAGGTTGGTGTCAACGGTGAGCCATCGTTTTGCGGGCATATGAACTCTGTGCCGGTTGTGAATATCTGAAGGTCACGCCCGGAAAACACACCAACGATAGCGTTGACTTGGTTCGTGTCGATGGTTGCACTCATGCCTTCGTCATCAAGAGCGCGGCCTTCATCGTAATCAAAGTAGTCACCAACGCGGCTACCCCACACGGTAGACGGCAACGATTGCGAACCACCAACAATCAAACGGCCTTCGTGGAATACAGCGCAGCGCGGCCACCCTCTGGTGCTAGACCACGCATCTTCATAGCCCGCTTCTAGGGTCCACGCGCCAGACGCGATTGCATCAGTGTTAAAAAACCCGACAACGGTGGTTGCTTTGACTACAGTGCTACTCGTTATTCCTGTAATCTTAGCCCTGCCAAAGTTATCGTTCGACTCAACGTATTGGTTTACAAGGGACTCAATCGTGAATGTCGTGTCACTGGCTGGTTGCGTTGTCCAGGCAACGGATACAGTGGCAACTTTTGAACTGCCGTCATAATCGGAAATAACACGCGTTTGGCCTGATCCTGTGCCGCCTGTCGTCCTAATTATAGAGCCGTTGAAAATGTCGTTGGTACTAGACGCCCCACTGTCGAGCGTGATCGTGTCACTTCCACCAGCCTGGGCCGTGTCTGATCTGCCGTCATGGAACGCTGCCGCACTTGCGGTCAACGTGATCTCACCTGTAACAGCGGAAGGCGTTAGCGTAACACCGGGGCTTGTCGCAGTAAGGGTGAACGCGTAATAAGGCACATTATCAAAAGCAATGTCTGCAACAGTCCACGTTGCATCCGTTGCTCCCCGTTGAATTTTCAGCGGCGTCATTGTTTCCTCAAACAACAACAGCGTGTCCGCACTTTGCGTGTACCATAGATTGGTTAGGCGGGCAGACGTAACGCCATCGGTAACGCCGCTCACGCTAGACGACACATCAAGATAGTCGTTGCCGGTGCCGTTTATATTGGCGACTTGCACGCCCTGTTTAAACACCATCATCCGCGTGCCGGAAAAGACCAGCATATACGTTTGTGTGGTGCTGAATGTAAACGGCGCGAGGCGCACACCATCAGACGGTGAAGCCGCGTCAGGTATGGTGTAAATGTATTTCAGCCCAGGCCGACGCTCGACACTGCCCTGCGGCTTGCAGATTACATTCCGCGCACGCTCCAGCGCACTTTCATATTGTTGCAGATCAATACGCCCGCGTAGCTCCGGGTTTATTTCACCGACTGCAAAATTGGTTTGAACTTTTACAAACCGGCCCATGGTTAACTCAATGACAGTCGTGTGTCTACAAGAGGATAATCACCGATAAAGGTGGTACCAGCGCCCATGCCATCCGTTGCCGCAGCTTGTCTAAAGTAACCGCCGCGCCCGCCTTCCGCTGGGTTGCCGAAAGAAATACGCTCCCAATGCTGGGCTTTGTCTAGCTGGTCTGTGACAGGATAGGCAATGTGCATTGCAACAACATATTTTAGCAGTTGCACAAAATATGACGGCATTTCTTCTTCAAGAGGCCGCTTCTGGTAATCAATGGTAATGGTGGATTGGTCTGTAAAAATGTTGCGCTCGTAGACTTCCCATCCACCGGTTATCGGCGCGGCTCCCACGGCGCTTGAACTAAATACAGCGCGTGGAATGCTTGCCAATGAGTCGGAAGGCATTGGGTAACTATACGTCCACTCATTGATTGGCGCTGTGGAAGATTGTTGGAGGTCCACCTTAACAAGCGAGAAACTCCAGGGGTACATGGTCAACACCATGTCACGGGTATCTGGATAAAGTTCTGAACAAACGTTTGCTTGGACCGTCCCATCTGAGAACGATGAGATTGTGTTTTCACCAAGCAGTTGGAGCGCGTGCGAACAAATCGTTACGTCTGTGTCATTCGTTGCCACATTAAGCTCCCAACGGCAGAAAGGGGAGAGGGGGGCGTTAGCCCCCCGCTCGATTAGTCGCTGTCGGTTTCTGCAACGGCGGTGCCGTCACTGATGTCAACCACGCCACTAGCGTTGGAAAGAACGCTAACGATGTGCAGGGTTGGCGTATTGCTATCGACAATGAACATGATGTCGCGCACTTTCAACAAGTCAGACGCATTGTTAAAATACGCTGCCGTGTTGACCGTGGCGATGGCATCAGCCGAGGTGTAGGTCCAAACCTGGGGGGCCGCACCGGCTTTGCCGCCGCCGCCAATCAGGTTAAGACCATTTGCACTATAAGCCATGAGTTTTTCTCCTTACTCGCGGGACGTAATAATCACGATTCCCTCTGCATCCACGGCAGTAGCCCCGGCAGAAAGAATTACGTTGGTTAAGTAGCTGACCCGCTCTGGCACATAGTTGATTTCGGTTTTCATCGAAATCCCTTCTGCATAGCCGACACTATCTTTGTGCCAAGCAAAGCATGTGCGGTCACTAGAGCCATCGATGGCAAGTCCACCCTCGTCCATATCGCCAATCATCAACATGGAGAAACCGAGAAAGTTATCGATCTTTCCATCAGTCATGGCTTTGTGGAGAACGTAGTCTTGCGATGCGGCTTTTTCTTCCGCCAGAAGGGCCGAAAGGCCGTCCGCCGAAATTGCCATGTAACGATCCGTTGCCGGAACATTCTTGGCGTTTAACAACCGGGCAGCTTCCAACACCTTCGCAACGTTGATGTTGGTGTTCGATCCGCCGATTGAATTGGCAACCGTCAGCGATGAGCTTGAGTTCGCCAAAGCGTCGAGAATGATCTGGTCAGCGCGGCGTCCTATGGCCTTGCCGAGAGTTTCAACAAGTTCACGGCGCTCGTCATAGTTGACCTTTTGCTGGTCGAATATGCTGGTGTACTCAGGTGCGGCGTAATCGCTGAGAGTCGCGGTTACGTTGCTGTGAGTGACATTTAGCGCGGTGACTTCTGACTGCGGCACATGCAGTTGCGCTTGTGCTTTAGCCATCTTAGGAAATTGGACAGTGGACCCTACAACACCCGTTCGCGTGCGCGTAGTTCCAGCCAGCTTCCTCTCGCCTTGATAGGCTTGCTTTACTTCAGCTTCAAAAAGCTTTGTAAAGTTGGTGGATAGAGAAGTTGCCATTTTACTGGTCCCTTACATTGATGAAAAACTATCGGCATCAGGGTAGGGACCGGCTGGTCCGGCTGTGCCTAGGCTTCCGCCCGGAACAGACCGACCTCAAAAGAGGGTAGGGTCATTTCGTGTATATTCGCATATTATGTTATCTGTCAAGTTTCTTAACACATCATTTAGCTTATAGACAAAAAAACCCCCGCCGTAGCGGGGGAAGTCTAGGAGGTTAACGTTTAGGGAGGTAATTACATAATCTGCGGGCTGTTAGGGTCTGAGCCGTATTTCCTGACAAACTGGTCTGCGACCTTACGGCGGAACGATGGGTCTTTGTTATATTGCGGATCAGAAACCATGGCTTGCAATTCTTCCTCTGTTGGCATTGCTTCTGAATCAGGCGTTGCATCAACGGGAATAGTTTTCTCGCCGTAGTATTGGCGCAACCTGTTTAGCGCACGAATGCCGGAAGCCGTGCCGCCCATAAACTTAAACTCGTCGAAATCCTCTGCGGTCCAAGCTCCGTTGTTTACAAGCCCCTCTGCCCACTTAACTACACCGTTAACGATGTTCTCGCCATTCGGGCCTAGCTTTGCAAACTCTGCTTCGCGGTCAAACTTTTGTTCCGGTTCTCCCACATCTTCCGGCATCGTTTCCATAACCAGCCCGACAATTTTTTCAAAATCGTCTTGCGACAACCCTCTGTCAGAAGCGACTTCTTTGAACTTACCCAGAAGTTCGTCGTCATCTGCAATTCTCTCATTAACAAAACGTAGATCATACTCGCCGCCTTCCGGCACCTGATGCTTTCCGTTTCGCATCATCTTGTAAAGTTCGTTCTGGCTTTTCGCCAATCCCTCATAATCAGCTTCGCCGCTATCCCCGTTCCAAAATCTATCCGGCAACCATTCCGGCTTTTCTCCATCACCGCCCGGTTCGCGGTGATCTATCTCATCGTCTTCTGCCGCCTCGACGGCATCGGGATTAGGTGCTTCAACGTTGTCTAACAAGCCCGCTTCTGGCTCTGGTGCTGCTTCCGCAGTTTCGGTTGCCTCAACGTTTTCTTCAGCCATTCTTTGCTCTCTCGCTTCTTAACAAAATTTCACGAATTAGTGTGTTTTGGCCTTCGCGGAAAAATCCAAAGTCTGTGGAGTACCCCGGTGCCCATGTTGGTTGGTGCAAGAATGCCCCGCACAACCAATCGATCATTATGCGTCCATCATCACTTTCCATAATGCGGGCAATGGACCGGTCAAGCTCTGCCTGGAACCCTTCGCCTTCTTCCTCTGGCAGCGGGCTTTGCGCGTTGACGCCTTCCCATCCATCCGTATTGATGTCGATAATTTCTGCCATTACTTTTTCTTTGCAGTTTTGGCGGAACGTTTAAACGCCTTTGCAGTTGGCGCTCCTTTACTGCCGGGTTTTCTCATGCGCTCACCAGAACCGGCCTTAATTCTGGCCCGCTTTTTGTGAATGTTGGAATATAAACCGGGCTTCGCCATAGCTATTTCCTTGATGTTTTACCGCTGCACTTCCATCGCTTGCGCGATAAACGTAGCGGACTATTTGGGTTCTTGGCTGCGGATGGATGTTTCTTCATCTGCCCTGCACTACGGGCGCAGTAGGCATTACCCTTTGATGTGCCGGGACGAACACGCGGGCCGCCACCTTTAGCCTTGCCAGCTTGACCGTAGGAAACACGCTTGCCGCTGCTTGTAACTTTGACACGCGCTTTTCCTTTAGCTGGCCTAGCCACTATTTCTTGCCTTTGCGCGGCTTCGCCATTTTCATTGGCTTGCCTGACTTGGCGCTGGCTTTCTTCGCAGCCGCCATGCCTTTTTTGCCATAACTAAACTTCTTTCCACCAACGCGGGGCATACCAATCTCCTTGTTTAAACAGGTTGTTCCGGCGCAGCTTGCTCTGGCGGGGCTTGTCCCGCTGGGGCTTGCTGCATCATCTGCATCATTTGTTGTTCCACTTCTTGCCGTTCTTCGTCACTGGTCCGCAGACTTGTCGGCACGCCCAGCTTGTCGGCAACATAGTCAGCAACCGCATCCGCTTTCACGGTGCTTTGCGCCACTGGACCCAGGCTTGTGCTAATCTGCGCCCATTGCATCGCGTCTTGGATGTCATCCAAGTG